TGACTTTTCTGTTCACAGATAAAAGAACCGCAAACCGTTCTAATCATTGTGCGTGGCGTTTTGTACCCAGGGTGACTTACTTGGCTTTTTTTAAGAATCTGGCAAATATAACCGTCATCTGTATAAACCCAATCACCTTCATTTCCTTTACGCCAACTGGATAACACCTCATCATCATTACCGAATGCTTTATATTCCTGCAAATCGTCAAATAAATAGTGAGGCGTACCCTTAATTGACTTGAAATCCATTATTTAGTCTCTACCGCCACCTTGTGGTAGTTCTGGAGGTGTTGGATAAGCTTTCATTTTCTTCTTGCCTTTTCTTTTCCTTCTTCTAACTTCACCTGCCCAAACTTTATCTTGAACACTTCTTTTATGTTTTTCTCTTGCTTCTTTGTTTTTTTCACCTACTGATTTTTCTTTAACTTTTCCACCCTTTTTAAATTGTGGTGCGCTATTTGCGCCTTTATCATTTACCCAGCCCATTTTTACTCCTTTTAATAATTATTTGATTTAAATCACATCCGAAATATACAAAAAAAAATTTATAAAAAAAAATAGCACCTACAAACAAAACACTTGCATAATTCAAAAATTTGATTATATTTATATTATAGAGATATATTATAGAGATATACTATAGAGATACACCATAGAGAAAAGAAAAAGTAAAATAAAAAGAAAAGTGCTATAATTAAGGGGTAATTTCAAAAAATAGGGTTAGAATGTGTGTGGGTATTTCTTTGTGCGTTGCCCCCCCGTCAAGTTACCTCGTGGGGTTCCGATTTTGGTTGAATTTTGGTTCATATTATAATTCTACTTTAATTTTCATTTATTTAATAGAGAAGTTTAAAAGTTAATACAAATAAAAAACGGGGCTAATATAACCCCGTTCTCTACTTACTACACTATTGACCACACACCACTGGCTACTTAATCATCTTTAATACTACATGCATGAATAAACTTTGCACCATCAAACAAGTGATTATCTTTGTGTAGTTCATTCATTAAATCAGCAATTAAACTAATCTTATTTATTTTATTATGTGGTAACATCTCATCATTATTTATTATTGTATTCTTTCTTATTACTCTTGCTAACATTATATAATACTTTCTACTCAACATTTGCACCCCCTTTATTACTTAAGTTATTATTATTATCTTTACTATTCATTTCTTCTAAAACCTCACCTAATGCTTGTATAAACAAGTCCTCAATTCGTCTAGGTGTTATTATTTTATTGGCTATTAATTCGCCATTAATACCAAATTTACTAGCTTTTTTATTACTCATTATTACCCCCTTCATTATTTTCTATTAATCTATCTAAGTCACTTTTTATTTGATAATTTTTAGCCTCTATGTCGTCCAAACATTCAATAATTCTGGAATCACATTTTGTTTGAATATCGCACCTTTCATTTAATTTATCAATACTATCAGCCATTTTTTCAAAATGCTCCATATATTTTGTATTTCTCTCAGCATTTAATAAATTGATTTTTTCTAGCGTTTTAATTTTATTTTCTAAAGCTTCAATTTTTTTATTATCTTCAAGCCAGGCGTCATGCCCCAACCTTTCTAGCTTATCAAAATAATTAAATTTCTCATTAATTGCATCAAGGTGGAATTGTCCAGTCCTATTGGCTTTTTGTTCCAATTCTTTCATATTGGTTTCTAATGCTTCAATTTTTTCCGCCATATTATTAATAACTCTTTCCATTGTTTTTTTATCCATTGTTTTAACCCTCATTTTATTTGTTTACATATCTTACACGCCTAAATTTACAACAAGTTCCACAATATTTAATAATATTTATTTATATTTATTATTGTTTATTATTATTTACTATTGTTTATTATATTTATTATACTTAAATTAAATTAATGGATAATTAACTACGGAGGGAAAAATGGAAAAGACAAAAAAGTATTACACAGAGGATTTAATAGAGGGTGCGATAGAAGATTTACAAGAAGAAATAAAAAAAGACTACACAGAAAACTATGATGATTTAATTTCAGAGATAGCCGACAACAACATACCAATTTATACTTACGATTTACTACAATATGCGAGTAACAATTTTGACCTAATTGAGCCGAATGATTTATGTTTAGATAGTGCAAGAGTTACCGAAACGATTACAGCAAATATTTATGAGGTTTTAACAGAAGCCTTATATGAATACATAAACGAACAAAACGAGGGAGATAACAATGGCTAAAAGTAAAGACAGAGAAAAATGTTCATGGACAAAAGGACATCAACAACCAACAAATGATTCATATCAGGAAGATTTAAAGAATTGGTGGTTAGAACGTGCTTGTAGTGGAGAATGTAATGATATTGATGATTTGTCAAATATAATATCAAGGCTCAGAGATTATGTGGAAGGCTATAATGAAGATTATAATGTTTATGGTTTTCCAGCTGATTTAACTGATGATAATAGGTTATTTATAGTTGCACAGGTGTTGTGGAAAATACAGGAGGGTATATTTAAAAATGAAGCTAATTTCAAAAAATAAACAGAAGGAGAATAACAATGAGTAAAATAAACCTAAAAACAGCAACACTTGATGAAATCAGAGAAGAATGTGAAAAAGTATGTGGAACACCATTTGGACACAATATGATTGGAATAATGTGTAATGTGGTGGATGAAAGATTTGGGAAGGAGGAAGCACAAGAGCTATTTGATGACTACCAAATATAAGTCTTACTGATGAGCTTTAAATAAGCGAAACAGCCTTGTAATGAGGCTGTCTAAGACAAAGGAGAATGAAATGGATAAACATGATATAGATAAATTAGTGAGATGGGCAGTTGATAGTGATTTAAGGAAATTTTCAGAAGACGCTTATGGAGTAACGGGAACAGCATTTGATGTTGCAAGTGAAGGAGATTATTTAAGAGATAAATTTAAGCAAATGCAAAGCAATTTCATTATGTGGATAAGTGGATTAGATAGTAGAAATAAAGCAAGATTATCAGAGAATATAAATAATCATAAAGGAGAATAAAATGGGAATGGACGTACATGGATTAAATCCAATAGAGAACAAAAAGAAAAGCGATTTTCCAATACTTGTAAAGGTAGATAAATTGGAGAAAGATGAAAAATGGAAAGAAAGAAGGGAATTGATAGAACAATCAGATAATTATTGGAAAGAAAGAGATGAATATGAAAATGCAAATAAAGGCATATATTTCCGCAATAATTGTTGGTGGTGGAGACCACTATGGGATTTCTGTTATAATGTTGCTCCTGAGCTAATATCAGAGGATTTATGGGAAAGTGGACATCATAATGATGGAGCTGGACTTAATGGTGAAGACGCTAAACTACTTGGAGAAAAATTATTGAAAGCAGTCAGTGATGGATTTGCTGAGAAGTTTAAAGAACACCATGAAGACCAAGAAAAAGATATTGAAGACTATAAATATCCATTTGATATTGAGAATGTTGTAGATTTTGCTGAATTTTGCATTGAAAGTGGAGGGTTTGAGATATGTTAAAAGACACAGAAAAAAGGGAGAAGGAATTAATGTTAGAACAAATAACTAAAGAAAAAGTCAGAGAATGGCTTGGAACAGACAATCAGCTAGAAGAAGCTATTGAAGTTATATATGAGATAGCAATTGGACAATATTCAGCAGATTTATTAAAGAAAGATATAATGCTGTATTATTATGGTAATTGGGAATATAAGGAGGGTAAATAATGAAAGAAGAAATAGTAAAAAAGGGCAATGATTTTTATGTCAAGAAGGAAAAAAGATATTATGCAGATATCAAAATAACATGGGGAGTTAGTTTTAATGCAAGAAATAAAGAAGAAGCAATACAATACCTTAAAGAGCAATACAAAGATGATTATGGTATAGATTTGCATGATGACGAAATAATAAAACTGGAGGAGGAATAATGAAAGTAAACAATAAATACTTCTGTGATGACTGCGAAAAAGAAATGAATGAGGTTAATAAATATGGATTGCACGACTTATGTGATAAATGTGAAATGAGTTATAATAATGAAAGGAGGAATAATGGGAATAATAAAAGACAAGGCAATTGACTTTCTAAATAGTGGAGGCTATGACCTGGACTATGATGAATGGAACTTGCCTAAATTGGACGATATGGACGTTATTCTTGAAAATAATGTTCATGTATGGGAATATAGAGGAGTAACAGAAGAAGAATGGTATGGTATTGACCAAACAGAAGGGAGGACAGATTGATTGATACAATGATTGTAGTAACAGCGTTAATAGCTTTACTATTCGTTATAGAAAAAATATTTAAAATATGATAAACAAAAAGGAGACAAAATGAAAAAGACAAACCCAGTCTGGTATGTTGTAATAGCACTAACAATATGGTGCATAACAAACTCAGTTGCTAGAAACAACTTTGTTGCAACACTATCAGATGTACAAACACAACAACAAGTGATGCTTCAAGAAGTTGCTCACTTAATGGATAGACTACAAACTCTGGAAGAAATTGAACCAGAAGTTATTGTAAAAGAAATCATTAAGGAAGTTAAAGTTGAAGTACCTGTTGAAGTTAAAGGTATACTGGAAGGAGATGGAAATGTCAAGTAAACAAGCAATGTGGTCTGTTATGGCTATGTTAACAATATGGTGTACCTGGAACTCTGTTAAAGTTAATAACATGATTGAGGACCATAAAAACATAAACAAAATAGTAAACAATCTTGTTACTGAATATCAAGAAGAAGAAAAAGTAGAAACAAGTTGGAAAGAATCTTTTGATGATGCCTTTGCTAATGCAAGAGCAGAACAAGGGAAAGATGGTATCTTCATGTGGAATGGAGAATACTATACAACGAATTACTACGAAGAATCTTACTCACAAGCAGAATATAATGTTAATGGGTGGGTTTTAAACTCTGATGATATTGACGACTATTGCAAATCAAACTATCATGATGAATGTGGTATTTGTGATGGTAATGGTGCAACAAGATGGTATGCAGACAGAGACGGAGATGGATTAGGGGATTCTACAACATTTACTAGCAGTTGTGGAGAGCCTTTAGCATCTAAATAATAATAACATAGAGAGTCAGCGATTGGTCACGCACAAGGGAATATATCGCATAAAACAGGTAGAGCTGATGGCTCTCTATAAAACAGGGAGAAACATGAAAGAAAAACATGAGTATTATAAAGATTACGAAGACTACAATCAAAGAAGAAGGGAATTACATAGACTTGACCCAAGAATTAGATTAAGAGGAGGAGCTAGAGCTAGAGCTATTGAAAACGGACTAGAATTTAATTTAAAAACATACAAAGATTTACCAAAAATGCCCAAATATTGTCCTATTTTAAAAACTCCATTCAAAGTAGGAGCTTTAAAAGGGTCAAATGGAGGTGGAACAGACAATAGCCCAAGTTTAGATAGAATAGATAATAATAAAGGATATATAAAAGGCAATGTTCAAATTATATCAAGAAAAGCAAATCAAATGAAAAATAATGCAAATTTTGAAGAAATAGAAATGTTGTATAAATATATGAAAAAAATAAAGGAGAAAAAATAATGGCTATACATATCAAAGATATAAATGAAGCAGTGAGAATCATAAGAGATACAAGAAAAGTTATAACAAAATTAGATACCATTGTAAGCGTATCTGAGCTACAAAGATTATCGGCAAGAATTGATAGATTTTTGCAAGATATAGAGGAGTGAGAATTTATTGAGACATCAAAATAATTCAATAAAGTTCTTGCAATAAACAATAATAAATAATAATATAGATGTGTGGATATACACACAGAAAGGGAAACAATATGACGGAGATAGAATCAGATTATTCTGTAGAGGAAAATTCAAAGAAAAAACTCACAACTTACCAATTAAAAGTAGACAAAGAAACATGGAAGAAATTCAAAGGAACATCTTATCTTTTAGGATTTGATTCTGTAAATGATTGTTTAAAACATTTGATTGATGAATGTGTAAATAGAGCAAATAACGGTGAATAATAGCCCAATAGACATAGAGGGTATCTATAATGATTATCTGGACAAAAAACAGGAAGAAAATCGCTTAAATAGGTATTCTGGTAAAGAAAATTGGTATCATGCAAGTGGTGCTGGTGGTTGTTCAAGAAAATTATACTTTGAATCAGTAGAGCAAGTTGAACCATCTAATCCAATTGACGTTAAAACAAAAAGACTTTTAAGATTGGGTAATGTTGTCCACGATGATTTTGAAAAAGCTCTTACGCACTATAATAGAGATAATAGTAATAGAGATATCTCTAGTGATAAAGAAAAAGAAAATAAAGAAAAAGAAATTAAGTTTCACACTGAACAGGAGATAACCATAGACGAGCTAAATGTTAGAGGTTTTTATGATATTGTTGTTGAGTGTGGAGAAGTTTATCTATATGACCTTAAAACCTGTGGAGGATATTCATGGAAAATGAAGTTTGGAAGAAAACCTTCTTTTAATCCTTCAATTCACTATGAATTGCAGTTAGGGACATATGGGTATGCCTTGAGAGAACAGTTTGGTAGGCTTGATGGAATGTTTTTGTATTATTATAATAAGGATAACTCCATGATGAGGGTAGTGTCGGTACCTCTCACATACATTTCAAGAGCCTACTTATACTGGAAGAATGTAAACGATGAACATAAACAAGGATTACCTCCGTTTAGGAAGGGTGTTTCACCTGTTCAAGATTGGCAATGTAATTATTGTCAATTCCTAGACCATTGTAATCCGCCAAGATAGGAGTGAATATGAGTAAAACAACACAAAGCACATTCATGAAGCTCTTTAAAACTGACGTAAGTAGTTATGTAGAAAAAAAAGGAAACTATAATTACTTATCTTGGTGTTTTGCAGTACAGGAACTTAAACGTGCCTGTCCAGATGCAAGATGGGGAGTAACAAAAGCAGAGAATGGGGAACCATTCCATAAAACAGAATGTGGTTATTTTGTTGAAGTATGGGTAGAAGTTGATGGTATTTCACTATCACAGATACATCCTGTGCTTGACAATAGAAACCAACCAATAGAGAAACCAAATGCGTTTCAAATGAATACAAGTCTACAACGAGCATTAGCTAAAGCAATTGCATTACATGGCTTAGGATTATACATCTATGCGGGTGAGGATTTACCTGAGCCAGATGCACTTACGCCTAAAGAAGAAGAAAAGCTATATGATTATGCTAAACCTTTAGGTAAAGAGCTTATTAAGGACTTAAAAAACAAAGTTGCTAGCATGGATATTAATGCTAACAATTATGAAGCCTGTATGGAGAAAATAGAAAACATGCTAAAAGACAAAACAAAAGGAGAAAAATAATGGCAGAAGTAAACGACATGTTCGATAGTGTTACTAAGGAACAAAGTTTTTTCGTTCCAGGTAAGAAAAAGAAAAAAGAATGGACAGCCTTTGCTAAGGGTGTTTATTTAGGTCACATTATAAAATGTGATTCAAAGATAGTAGATGTTAAAAAAGGTGAGTATAAAGCTAGACTTTACACATACACTTTTGAGGTAGCAGAAGATAATAAGAGATTGGAATTTGAATTTAGAAACATTTCTGGTGAAAAGGAAAAAACTATGGGTGATGCCTATATTGGATGCAAATTCTTAGGAAAAGTATGGAGGTTCTTAGAACCAGGCGAAAAAGATACTTTTAAATCTTATTCAGAAGGTAATGCTGGATATCTAAGGTTTTGTGAAACCATAGGTCTTAAATGTCCAATTGAAGTAAGAAACATAAACGGAGAAGATGTTGAAATTCAATTATTACCTGAACTTTCTCCATCAGATATGCTTGGCAAAGCCTGTAAAGCTCAGGTTGACAAAGGTAGACCTTGGACAAACAAGGATGGCGAAAGAAAACAATACTGGGATGCTAAGTATGTTATGAAATGGGATAGTGGTGAAGACAAAGTTATAAGTGAGGCTGATAGTGATGAAATTCCATTCTAGGAGAAAGATAAACAGAGCAAAGAGAGTGTTTATAAATGTTATGTATAAACTAGGGATTCCTGTTAAAGACATAAAAAGAATGGTAGGTGTATCAAGAGCCACTGTTTATAGACATATCAATAGATAAATCTAAAAAGGGGGGAGATGTCCACAATGCCTTATACGTCTCCCTCCTCTCCCTCAAGCAAGGAGGTTATATGGAGAAAAGAAATTGGGGCAAAGCAATTACTAAATATTGCCCAAAAAATAAAGTTTGCTGGTCAGTATCAAAAACAAATAAATTAGTTATATATAAAGACCTACCAACATATGGTCTTGAAAGAGAAGAAATACCTAAACAATTAAAACAAGGAGGAGTATAATGGGAAGAGCAATAGACATGGAAAAAGATATAGATATGTTAAAAAGAGAAGTTGAGAGACTTGAAAACATATTAAGAGGTGTCTGTGTAACTGTAGATAAAATGGAAGATAAAACAACAAAAACAACACACATCGACCTAGTTGATGATGTAAAAAAGGAGGATAATAGTGGGGAAGAAAAAGCCAACAATAAAGGAAGTAGCAGGTCAAGTGGAAATGATAACTCAGGAAATGGGAATAGCAAGAGCAAGAATAATAAATCTGGAAAATCTTCTAGTTAAGTATTTCGAGTATAATAAACATGATGAAAAATTCAAAGAATATCTCGATAAAGAAGCTGAAAAATATGCTAAAGACGGAGCTGGCGATAGTGTTCGTGACGACAAACAACAAGAAGTTCTTGAGTCTAAATGAAGCACTTGAATGCGAACTTGAACTAGAAAAAAAAAGACTAATAATAAAAAAAAAGGAAAAGCTGATAATGAAAATATATGAACTATTATCAAAGATACTCACTGACAATGAATGGGGTATATTCTTTAAGGGAGAGCCTATTGAAGGGTTTCCTACCCAGGATGGTATGAGAGTGTATAGAGTAAATGAGGTATCAGCAGACAAGCTGTTTGATGCCATAGAAAATGAATCAAGGCTAATGGAGAATAAATGTCAAACAACAAACGAGCAAGGGGAAGAACAGACAAAGAACAAGTAATAGATTGGCTTAAAGCTGATTTACAATATTACAAAAATCATATTGGAGAAGTAACTGACTATGGAACACCTATAGATAAGAAACTTATCACAGCTGTTGAAAATAGAATAAAAGAACTTACCAATAAGTTTTAAACAAAAGGGGAGAAATATGCAAACGTTACCATACGATGAGGCAGCAGAGAATGGAGTATTAGGCTCTGTTATTACAAATGAAGGCGAATATGAGATAGTATCTAAATATTTTACTGATACAGAGGTATTTTATCAGAAGAAAGCTGGACTTCTGTGGAAGAAAATTAAAATGATGGTACGCAACAAGGAAAAGATAGACACTCTTTCTGTAAGCATGGCTGTTAATAAAAAAGACATGCAAAGAGGTTTAACTAAACACTATGTTGTTACCTGTACAAGTGGTTCATGTTCAAAGGGAATGACGGAATATCATGCGAGAACTTTGTATGATAAATACCTAATGCGAAAAATTATTATTAAAGCTGATGAAATTAAAACCAAAGCTGAGGATAATACTCACGACATATATAAAACTATATCTGAGACACATTCCATTTTAAGCGAGATTTTAAATACTAGACCTACAATAGCTTCGGATATTGATGATATAATAGCTGATACTGTAGATAGTATTAAAAATAAAACAACAAAACTAATAAAAACTGGCTACCCTCAGCTTGATAAGTTTTCTGGAGGTTTAACAAGGGGGGAAATTACAATTATAGGAGGGAGACCAGGGCATGGAAAAACTACTGTGATGATTAATATGTTAGCTAATGTACTTGAGGCTGGATATAAGGCTATTTTCTTTAGTAGAGAGTTACCTAACGCAGAATTATTAAAAAAGATTATATGTTTAGAGTCACAGCAATTATCTTATAGTAAAGTAAGGAAAAATGTTTTTGAAGAGCAGGATTTAGCTTTTGTTAATTCAACAATTGCACAAATTAAAGGTAAATATGCAAAGGACAAGTTTTTAATGTTTGATAATGTTAAAGATTTTGCAGCGTCATCTAGTGAGGTTAAGAAGTTTAAACCTGATATTATATTTGATGATTATATACAGCTTATTGCATGTGATAGTAGACAAGACCAAAGAAGATTGCAAATAGAACAACTTGTCAATGATTATAAATGGTTAGCAAAAGAAACTGATGCTGTTGTTGTTCTTGCGTCTCAATTAAATAGAATGATTGAAAGAGCTGGTACTAGAGGTAAGGCTTTAATGCCACAATTATCTGATTTAGCAGAGAGTGGAGCAATAGAACAAGTAGCTGAGAATGTATTCTTTTCATATTATGATTATAAAGTAAGAGGAGAAGCTGGAAAAGGAAGGAATATATTAACCATAGATGCAGGCAAAGTAAGATATGGGGATAGTGGCAATGTAGATTTAGGATATGATGGAGATAAATGTAAAATTCACAATTCAATACAGGAGATGATAGATGACACCTTACCGTTCAAATAAAAGATATATAGGTATAGACCCAGGTAAAAATGGAGGAATAATGGTTATAGATGAATCAGGAGAAGCAACTGCATACAAGTGTCCTGAGAAAGTATTTGATATGGCTGTATTATTTAGATTATTAATGTCTCATACAGCTCCAGATAATATTTGTCTATTAATGGAAAGAGTTTGGGCAAGACCTGGTAATGCTGTAAGGGCTGCATTTACTTATGGGGTTAATTATGGACAATGGCTTGGTATAGCTTCATCTCATGAGGTTAAAATGTATACAACATTGCCTAATGATTGGATTAAATGGATTGGATGTCCAAAAGGATTACCTGTAAAAGAAAGAAAGCATTGGCTTAGAGATAAAGCAAAAGAATTATATCCTGATTTAAAAAAGGTAACACTTGCTACTGCGGATGCTATATTAATAACACACTATGCTAAAGAGGAGTATTTCAATGAAAAAAAACTATAAATATAAATGTTTCGTTAGGTCAACATCAAACGTCATAACAAAAAAAGATATGTATCAAATAAGCTTACCCCCACATGTTTGGAAGAAAATGGGATGGAAGATTAATGAGAATGTCAATTTATATTTAATAAGAGATGAGGATACAAAGCGTATTATTATAAAAAAAGATGAACATCAATAAAAAAATAACATTACTTATACTTTTATGGATACTTGATAAACTGATAATGTTGATAATGTTTGTATTTTTTAGATGATAACAATGAAAGATTTGATGGACAAACTTGGTCCATTATTAATAGAAACAAAGGAGGGATGGATGCCAGTAACAGAGGGGTACTGTAAAGGGTTTGACCTTGATTTAAAATTCGGAAAAATGGGAGAAGAATTTGTATCTGATGTATTAGAGGGAAACTCAAAAATAGAAGTAAAAACAGAAAGAGATATTTGGAAAACAACAGGCAATATTGCTATAGAAATAAGGTGTGATGGTAAACCTTCAGGCTTATCAACCACTGAATCAACCGTATGGATACATTTATTGGCTTATAAAGGGGTCATAGAGGGCGGATTTTTATTTAAAGTAGAACAACTAAAGGAAAAGATAAAAAAACTCCATAAAAGCGGTGATATAAAAATGGTAATGGGAGGCGATAATAATGTAAGTCAGATGGTATTATTACCAATTGATAGTTTATTTAAAGAGTAAATCGCTAATTGAGATATTATAGTATTTTAAATCCTTTTTTAAATTTGCAGATTTTATATATTCTTTAAGAGATTTCCCTAAAAGATTTACCCTATAGGCATATTGGCTATTTAATTTTTCTAGTCCTGATGAAAGTTTTTTATCTCCTCTGTTAAGCCATTGTAAAAACATATCTGCTTTTTTTACTTGATTTTTATAGGCTTTGGTGCCTTTTTTGGCTGTAACAAAAGCTTTGTTTGGGTTTAAATTAGTAAGGGATGTTTTCATTGATTTTACAGCATATTTTATGGCATCTGCTTCAGACTTTATAGGCGTCCCATCTTCTGTAATTTTAGTATAATAATAATCGTTCGCTTTAGCAAATAAACACATCATATACCATTTACCAAGAGAGTTTCCAGAAGAGTCTTTAGTAAATCCTGAATCAAAAATATTCTTAAATGCTATCATGTATTTACTATCTTGGAATGTTAAATCAACCTTACTTAGCCCTATAACCTCATCTCTATTGCCATACTCTTCGTGCATATCTTTATATAACTTTCTATATCTTTTAGCTTGACTTGGGTAAGAATTTGGAGATAATAATCCTTGTTTAAGCAGTTTATTCGTATTATTAATCAGTCCAGAAGAAGCTGTAAGAAAATCTTCCGCCCCTTGTCCCATAAATTTCTCACCTTTAGCAACAGACATTACTGAACCCCACATTACGCTTGCTGTTGAAAGTAAAGATGGATACATGCTTGTTCCTATATAGTCTTTTCCTGCTCCAAATGGACTTAAAAAATCTGACATTATACCTAAAAACTCACCTTTCCATAATGCTGTTTTTATAACATTTGATTCTGTTGAATTTTCTTTTGGAGGAGATTGTCCTAAAACTTTATCATAAAAGGTTAATAGTGCTTCTCCTGAAAAATAAGCTCCAAGACCAAACATTATAGGCTGTAACATAGAACCATTTTGAATCGCAATTTTCATATTTCTTGTAGTATTAGCAGTTGCTGCATAAGCCATTCTTTTGTATAACAGCGCAGATTGAGCTACATCCCCAGCGGCCCAGTCTGGCATGAATATATTTATTGCAGCTCCTTGAGTATTTATATGAGCATAAGTGTTCATCTTTTGATAAAGTGCATCAAGAGCTCTTTTGTCTTTAAATGCAGCCTTTGCGTCATAGCCCTTCACACCTTCCATCCCATATTTTTTTAATAAAAGAATCTCTGCGTCACTTAACTTATAAAAAGATTTTAATTTATTAACTGCAGCATTGTAACTTCTTGACCCTTCTTTGCTAAATTTTATTTTTCTAGCTAAATGCATTTGGTCTCTTCTGCTAGCTAATACGGAGACGTATCTATTTAAATTTTCAGAAGGCTTCATAAGACCTAATTTAAAGAATTTATCTCCAACAGTATGTATGCCTCCAGCTAAACCTTTCATTTCAAAATGTCTCATACCTATTTCTGTAGCGCCAGTAGCTCTTACTAAAGCTCTATTGTCTTTATGTATTGCATGTACAAAACCCATAAAAACATCTCTAAACCTAAATGCTAATAAACTTTGAGAAGTTCCAATAAGAAAGTTTTTAAGACCAGATGTTGGAAATGATAATTGAAATTTAGCTGCTAAAGATGTTGTATGTTTTAATATCCTTATTCCATTAGGATAATCACTTGCTGCTTTATCTATTTTTAGGTGGTCTTTAATTCTTTTATGCGTCCAATCAGCTAACGCTGGGTCCTTCATTTTAAGTTCTCCTAATAATTGTTTTGCTCCTGGTCTGTTAAAACCTTTAAGTTTTACAAATTCAGGGAAAAATTCAACATTCGCAAGAAACTTTGATTGATTAATAGCATAATCTTTTGTTGTTAAATCAAATTTGGTTTCATATACATCTACCATTTTATTGTCAAGTTTAATTTTTTCAGGTAGCTTTACATGTCTTTCCTTTAAAAAGGACGGTGAATATTTACCTGGATTAAATTCAAATAATTCATATATTTCCCCATGTGCCATTGCAACTGCATCATCATGAAGTTCAGCCATCTTCTTTTCCATCTGTTCTTTTTTAGGATTCTTTATTTTCTTTTCATCAAAATATCTTTTAGCCATTTTTTTTGCAACACCTTCAACTTGGTCTTCAACAAGCTTTTCAAAGTGTCTACCATTAGGGTCATAATATTTTTTAAATTCTTTTGTCAGTCTTCTTTGAACATATACATTGTTTGTTTCATTAATCCAATTTATATTTTTATCATTTATAAATTTCTCAAACTCTGCTTTATTTAATACTTGTCTTAATGCTCCATCTTCACCTATAAAAGCTTCTTTATATTCTTTCATAAGTTTTCTATGCTCTTTTAAAAATAATCCTTCTTTAGTATTTTTTGGTTGCCAGGTTTTTGTGTCTAGGGCTGCATTAATAAATCTTTTTTCAGCACGTGTAAGATATCCTTTGTCAAGCCTTTCAAAGTATCTTTGCTTATCAAATAAATAAGCCATATCTTTAATTTTGTTCCATTTTGTATTTCCAGTTGTTGAAGACCAAAAAACAGACCTCATTTCAGTTTCAAATCTTGTAAAATTTCCTATATATTTAAGTTCTGCAGATGTATGGCTGAATAATTTATCAGCTAAAGTTTTTAATCCAACTGACTCTAAAACAGCAGTAACAGGCATTGCCCATTTTGCTTTTGATATTCTTTGAAATCTATCCGCAACTTTTTTATTAAGTCTTCCTTCAGCTACTTGTCTGTCAATCCAAGTTGTTGTTGAATTTTTAACATCATCCATTGTATTTACAATTTCAATAAAGTCTTTTAGTTGCTGATTAGTGGCTTTATAAATACTCCCATCTTTAACCTGTAAATTATTTAATAATGCTTTTCTGTCTGCTTCTGTAATGTTTTTAACAAGTCTTAATTTCTCAGCATCTTTAAAGTTCTTCCACCACTTACTTTTTCCTGGAATAGCTCTCAAAACAGCAGGTTCCATTGAATTTATAGTTGCAACAAGTTGCTGCATTTCGGTTACGGGAGTATCCTTTTTTAGTTTAAAATTTTCACCCAATCCTGAAAGTTCAGCAACATGTCTTACGATTTCCTTGCCCTTAGAATCTGTAAATTCATTCTCTTTGAGTAAACTTTTAATTACCTTTTTTGTATAACCATATGCTTCTTTTTCAGTCATCCCTTGCATTTTGTATTTAACTTCACCTTTAGCAAATTTAACGCCTTCAGTAGAAAATCCTTTTTGAACTCTTTTTGATAATACTCTTGCAATATCATTAAAGTTACCTACCCCAAATGCAACCTTAACTCTTGATACTAATTGTTTAACAAATTGATTTACTTTACCTAAAATTCCTTTTTGAAATTCCATACGAGATGCTTTTCCTCCAACAATATCAGCAAGAAACTCTTCAACATCTCTATCTAGGTTTTTCTTTTTCCAGTCTTTATACTCTTTAGTATTAATTGCAAGTTTCTCTCCACGTGAAATAAGTTTTTCTAGTTTTTTATTATTTGTTAATCTTGCAAATGCTTTTAATCTATGTAGATTTTCATGAAAAAAATCAGAAGGCTGCCATACCCCTTTTTGAAGTTTTATAATTCCTTCTGCAAATTCACCAAAAACTCCTTCAGATAAACCTTCCCTTTTAAGCTGTTCTTTTGTGAGATTGTTCTTTTTCATCTGGGTTTTGATGAATTTATCTCTAGCTACTTTATCTGCTTTTTCTTTATATATTATTTCTGATAATTCTCTTGCAGCTTTTCTTTGTTTTGTTCCTTCAGTAAGATATTGTTTCGCTGAAATTTCAGTCTCTTTTACAGATTTTTCCCCTTTAAATTTTGTTTTAAATACTCTTCCGTATTCTCTTCCAGCCCCCATAGGAGAAGGAACACCTTCAATTCTTAATTCTACTTTTGTACCACTTTTATCAGATAACAATTTAACAAATGCATTAAAACCTTTAGCTGATTCAAAAGGAAAAATTTTATCATTAGGTCCCTTTTTATTCTTTTTAGCATAATTATATAATTTTTGCGCTAACTTTTTGTCTGTCAATACATCTATTTTTGTAGCCGCACCTTTTTGTTTTGTTCTTTCAAATCTAATTTCACCTGTTGGCTTTCCATTATCATCAAGAAGTATATCTTTAACTTTAAGCTTAGCTATTTCAGTAGGTCTTGTTTCTCCTAATCTAGCTGTTTTTATAGCAAGTTCTGCACCTTCCTTTGTGATTGTTTTAGCTTTTCCATCTTTTAGTATTCTTCCTTCAGGATTTTTCTTTGTAGGTTTACCACGTCTTTCGGCAATATATTCAATAACTTTATCTGCTTTAGTTTTAACATAATTAATCCATTTATTAAAACCTTTTTCACCGCCCTGTATTGTTATTTTTTCAACACTTCTAACATTAAACTTTTTGACTTTTTCTACTATATTGCTACCTACAACTTTATCTAATTCTCCAAATGTAAATAATTCTCCTATAGAATCTCTTATATAGTCAGCATCTCTCTTAAACTTTCTTATTTGGGCATCTGAATATTTTTTAGATAATTGTAAATTTGATTTGTCATATACTTTTGCACCAACTCTATTTTGTATATACTCTTTTGCAAGATTTACAAGTTCATCAGGAGTAAGCTCATTTAAATTTCGTTTATATTTTTTCTCAACATATTTAGCAAGCTTATTTACTTCTTTTGCTCCTCTTGTATGCTTTCTTGTTTCAGGTAATCTATCTAATATATATGTTAATATATTTTTATTTACATCAGATATTCCTAATAATTCTTTGCTACCTTTAACACCTTTTTCTAATAGCTTTTCTTTTATTACAATATTTTCAATTTGAGGATATGTTGCTCCACCTTTAAGTTTCCCTACAATAACATCTGCTTGAGATTCTGTTGTTAATTTCTTTTGTTCAAATATTGTTTTTTCTTGATTAAATATATCTTCAATTACTTGCTCTTTATTTTTAACTTTCTTTTTAGGAGTAAGCTCATATTCAACACCAAGCCTTTTAGCTTCTTCAATTATTTTTTTATCTTTCCATTTTCGTGCCTCTTGTCTTGTTTTTCCACCAATTCTTGTTCTTAAAACAGGAGTATTTGGAGTTCCTGGACTTCCTCCATTCACACCATCAGTAGATGTTGTCCAATTTCCCCCCATATAATCATTAGCCCATTCTCTATTTATCTCGGTAGCAGACTTAAACTGTTCTAATTGTTTCCTAAATGTTAAAAGTTCAGTTTTAGTTGGTTCAACACCAAATTGGTCTTTATAATGTTCTTTTAATTTACCCTCATCGGCTAAAGCTGCTTCAATTATTCCGTTTTTAACAAGTGCATATTCGTTTGCAAGTTCAAAATATCTTCCAAGTTCTACATATTCCTTACTTCCTTCAACTCTTGTTTTCTTTAAATATTCAGGGTCTTGAGTAAGTCTATTCATATTTTGAATAAAATCAATATCTTTTGTAATTGTTTCAATGTCTTTTTTTGTTTTAGATTCTTCTATTTTAAGCTTTACAGTTGCATCTCTTATATCTTTTATAATTACATCACCTACATTTTCATTAACATTTTTTAAAACTTCAGAAACCTTTTTATTATTACTAGAACTAAGCTTAATCTCATTTGTAATTAATTTTTTAGCATCAATATAAGGGTCCTCAGTAAAGCCTCCAATAGCTCTCATTGCACCAACAATAAGAGTATTAGTACCTAGAGATGCCCACCATTCTTTTGAGCCTAATTTAGGGGCTTCTTCATCTCCAAGCATAGAAGGAAGTGATGTAAATAAAGCAGCTTCTGTCCCAACCCTTGAAATAGGATGTGTTGCTGCTAATGTTAGTTTTTGGGCCATAGCGCCCTCTTTCATATAAGCTTGAGCATATCCATATAATGGACCCATAAGTCCTTGAGTTACACCACCTGCAATAGCAAACATTGGTAAAGCATGTAAAAATTCATCAGAAGCTACTTTTAAGGCATCTTTTATATTAACAACTCCATCTTCGTTTTCAGTCCTTTGTCTTGCTGTTTCATGAAACAATGCATGGGCAGCTGAAAAAGAACCACCGCCAATACCTAAACTAAGAGCTCCTTCAAGAACATTAATCCCAGCTGAACCCATTAACGGATATTTTTTAGCAGCACTACCAAGTAACCCATTTTGTAAGAATTTTTTACCAGCTCCACGACCAAAGACCAATGACTTTCCTCCAGCAGAAGCTAATTTTCCTAAGCTTCCTGTAGAGACCATTACACCAGCATCAAGAGGAGACAACATGCCAACAGCAAATTGTCCAGCCTGAGCATACCATGAAGGGTCATATCCTGGGTTTTCTGTCCATTTATCTTTTCCATGAACTGTTTTATAAAGCATACCAGCCATTGAATCATTGTATGCTCTTTTAAAAAAGTCTGCACTAATTAAGCCTCCTAAAGCTCCCTCTGTTTGCCATTTATCAGGAACAATATCTCCAGTTAACCACCAGCTATCTACCCAGCTAGGGTCTGTTTGCTCTCCATCTAATCCATTAGATTTTTCAACTTCTGGTGCTAATTGGCTTTGGTCTGTTTTTAGCGCTTCTTCGTAAGTAGGTAGGTTTAAATCGGGATGTCTTTCTTTAACTAATCCTATAACTTCTTCGTCAGATTTCCCTCTATATAAAGATGGATATCTTTTTTTCCAATAATCTGTAAATTCTGGTATGTTCGTAATCTGAGTAGACATATATTTTATTTAGAATATATACTCGCTATAATATCATCAAACTGTTGAGTCGTTGATGTTTTAAATTTATTTTTTATTTTTGCCTGACTATAAACTTCATCTCCAGGCTCTAAATATTCTAATGGTTCTGATGTTTCTTCTCTTGGATATTGTAGTTCAAGATAAAAATACATCGCTGCTTCTAATTTATTTGCGAAATTATCTATATCTTCTTGCTTTAATCCATTTTTATTTTTTTTAATTCTTGCAGACATATCTTTTGCAAATTTCATTAATTCATCAACTACTTTTCCCGCATCTGAACGTTTATCTTCTCCTTGTTTTTCATTCCTATAATCGAAATTTTTTATAAACTCTTCACTTACAATAGTATCTAAATAATTATTAATTGCATCTCGACCAACATCAGAAGAAAAATCTTTTATAAAATTTCTATCTGTCATACCCATTTTTTTGCCTGCTTCTGACATAAAAAATGCGTATTTTCTATCATCTGAAAATTGAGTAGCTCCTTCAGAATCTTTTTCAGTAAAACTATTCATAAGTAGGTCTCCTGATTGACCTTCTCCAAGCATATACATCTTTTCTTCAACTTCAGCTTGTGTTGAAACTTCTATTTGTTTTGTAGTTCTTTGAGAAGGAGGTATAAACGTAAAAGCTCCTGAAATACTTTTATCAAATTCTCCTTTTTTAACACCTATTTCATCTGCATATTTATTTTCACTGACAGAATATAAGTCTAATATTTCCTGATAATTTTTACCATATTTTTCAGCTAAATCATTTATAATCTTAGTAGTAGGAGCTCCTGTATTTTTAGCACTAAAGATAGTGTCAAATATATCTTTATTCATATCATCTGCAGCTTGTAGCCTTTTTACATCTTCTCCTGCTCTGGTATCAGGTTTATCAGTATCATCCTTCTTAATATAAGGAGATGTAGCTGTAACAGTAACATCATCAGTAGTAGTAACAGTAGGTGTGATAGTTCCATCGCTAGTAGGAGTTGTATTTCCTGTTAAATTAGCTGGATTTGCAACTATAGTCCCAGGAATATTGCCATCAGTTGTTTCACCTCTCCAAGGATATGAAGTTATATCCATATAATGATTACCTGTTAAGACATTAAACTGATTGTTATATTTTTCTGCAGCAATTATAGCATCATTTTTTCTATCTGTAACCCATCCTGGGTCAAGCAACATATTTCCACTTAATGTTGTTTCACCAGTATTAACAGCATTAGTTATTAGTTGCATTGTAGCGTCATCAACATCTAAGTCATCAAGAGGTGTTTTACTTGCAATTTGCTGTTCAAGTGAAGCCCATGTATAATAAGATTTAAGTCCATTATTAAATTGTTTACTTGTGGTATCTACATAAGTATTAAAGTCTATTTCAAATTCTTTAGGATTACCCATTAAAATTTTATATTGCAAATCATCATATATCATTTGAGATGTTTCATCCATAGTACCATCAGGATTATATACCAAAAATTCTCCTTCATTTTCTGCGAATACAGCGAGTTTATTTTGAAGCATTCCAATTCTTTGTGCTACTGCATTTTTTATAGATGTTGCATTATATATTCCATCACCTTTATATTGGAATTTATGAGTTTCTCCTTGTCCAATTCCATCAATAATACCTTGAAGTTTAGCTATTTCCTTGTTCGTGTCTTGCCAACTATAACCCATAATATCATTATATAAGGCATCACTATCACCTAAATTTCCATCCAAGTAACCTCTTCCTTCTGTATATGCATGATTAGCAATATTAAAAGCACTACTTTTATCTTGCCAATTTATTTGTAGTTCATCATCTCCTGAACGAACAGCTTCCTGATTATAATTTTTTATATTAGGAAGAATATTATTTAATCCTTCTAATGTTGTAATTTGATTATAATTCTGAGCGTAATGTATACCTTCATTAATAGTGTTTTGAGATGTATCTCCTATATGACTTATTATATTTAACAAATCTGAAAGTGAGGTTAATCCCAAATCTGGGGACTTGTAATCAGCCATTAAATCTCCTTATTTTATACGTTTCCGTATCTTATACCTTGAGCTGTTTGTTTCCAGCTATTGATTAAATCTATAATATTTTGTTCTGAACTCCCCATTGAAGACCTAACATCTGATAATACATCTGTCATCCCTTGTCCATATACATCTTTAACTCCAGTTTGATAATCTCTTGCCTGACCACTTCCAGCAAATCCACCCATAGCCTGTCTTCCTTTTAATCCTTCAATGCCAGAAGTTAATCCTTGAAGTAATGGTGTTTGTTTTGCTTGGATTAAAGGAGAATATGTTTTCCCATATGTACCTTGCATCATTCCAGGAGAAATACCTTGGAATAAAGTTGAAGGTAACATAGACTTATCAATCCCATATTTTGTTGCAAGCCCTGAAGCAATTGATTCAGGTCCAAGTGAAGATAGTCCTCCGTAAGATGTTCCTCCCATTCCTACGCTTGATAATAATTGTTCTATATAATTTTTCATTTTATTCCTTGGTTAATTAATAATTTAAAAATTGCAATAATGGAGATAATCTCTGAGCAGCTTCTTTAGACCCTGCTCCTCCTTTAAATAAGCTTTGTAGTAAATTTCCTTCACCAAATAAAGCTCCTTGTCCTGCACCTGTAAAATCTAAACCACCTGAAAACATACCCATGCCTCCTTCTGCACCTTTTAAAGCTTTCATTTCATCTGCACCACCAGACAGCAAATAGGTTCCTACTCCTGACATAAGTGCGCTTTTAAATATATCACTATCACTAGCTAAAGACTTTTTCATTTTATCAAGCTCAGTTTCATATTTTCCAGTAAAATCTTTTGTTGTTTTACCAAGCCATGATTTTGCATATTTAGATGGCATTTTAGCTGCTTCTCTTGCTTTTGCAATTCTTTTTTCTTGTTTTCTTCTCTTGTAACCTGAACCAAGAAGACTTGTAAGTCCGCTAGTAAGAGCTCCTGCTAAGGGATTCATAAAAGAAGCGCCTGCACTCAATCCTTGTAAAAGTCCTCCTATTTGTTTTTCTTCTTTACCTTGACTACCAAGTATATCATCTATCAGTTTTGACTTATCCCTCATCATATCTTCAGCCACTTCAGTTTCTTGCCCCATAAATTTACGGGTTGCAAACTTATCAGCTGTTTGTATATTGCCTGACATTCTTTTTGCTTGGTTAAGGCTATTGATTATATTTGATAACTCATAAGGATTTGCCATATCTTGCTCCTATTTCTCTCTAATTCTTCTCTTAAATATATTAATATTTTTTCTCATTTACAAATCTACTATTCTTCACTAACAATAGTTGCAGGCAATGCTATTACTTTAAAGGTTATTGGTTGAGTATTTAACGAACCACCTCTATCAACCCCATGATAAAGATATGAACTTGCTACTGAAGCATCTCCTGCAATCCAATATTGATATGATGTTCCTGCTGTTAATCCTTGTACTACGAAAGGTAAATATAAAGAAACATAATCTGTTTCATCAGGTTTTACACCTAAACTATCATAAGTCTGTATTGCAGCTACCTCATTATATGTAGCATTATCAGATAATGAAAACATTACTTCCCTTGAAGAACCATATAGCATAGCAGAAAAAATAATTTCCACTTTACCACTTGGAGGAGCAACAAAAGACACATTTAGTTTATTCCCTTGAGCAGTTTCCAATACTGTCATAGTTGTATCTATTGCTATGGAATCATTTCCTATACTTCCTGTTGCATTTCTAAAAACACTATAACCAAGTATCATTCCTGCATAAGCACTATTTGCAGAACTAAATTCAGTAACTGTTGCCCCGCTTACTGTTCCTGCTACCCAATTAGTTGCAGCTAAACTTATTTTATCATTAGCTTCATCTAAAGATAACATTTTATCTGTGCCTACATAAATATCTAATACATCATCTGATGACTCACTTATATAAGTATGAGTACCGCCATCAAAATACAATCCGTCAGTTGCCTTTATAATTGTTTTTTGACTAGCAGGGTCTAATGTTAAATCACCATTAGGAGTGAATGTTAAATGCCCTGCTGTACCATCAGCATCTGTAGTAGTTAAGCTTGTTACACCATTGCCACCAACTGTGATTCTGAAAAAATTTGTACCATCATAAAAAAAATTATATCTATTGTTTGCTAAATCAAAACCTATTTTTGTAGCAAGTCCATCCTCAAATGTTACATTTCCTCCATCAGCATTTAACTCAATATTTCCATCTACATCTAAAGTTAAATTTGCAGCACTTGCATTAGCATCAACAGTTTCTAAGGTTAAATCTCCATTTGTTCCTACAGTGAACTTTGCATAATCAACTGCATTATCATTATCATATAAATACATAATACCCGTTGAAGGAGTGAGCTTTAAATCTCCATCAGGTTGTAATATTAAATGTCCAGTAGTTCCATCATCATCAAAAGTTGTTATCTTAGTCTCTCCATTTAAAGAAACTGAAATAGCTGCATAATTATCTGAATCATAACTTAATTTTAATAATTCTGTTTGTGCTGACGTTTGCCAATTATCATCATAATCTGAATTATATTTAATCTCAAGAGTTGAGCCATCGTATAATAATGTAGGTTCAGAATCCATTATCCCAATTTCTTGCCCAGTTGTTAATAATTGATTTTCAGGAGTACTACTTATGCTATCATGAGAATCATTTTCAGAATAATACCAAGTTCCACCATTAGCTTCACAAGATTGCTTACTAGAGTATTGTCCTAATGAACAATATGCTGCCTTGTAGTTGACCTTCACTAAATCAAGGTCATTTAATATATTATCGCCAGTTCTATATTTAATGCTATTATCTTTTAATACAACAAACTTATCTGTATTAATACCAGCATTTTCTATTCTTTTTAATGTTAATTTGTCGGATTGTAAATCTTTTATATAAGCAGTATCGATTTTACTTAATGGCTGCATAGTTGTTTGTGCATACCATAAGCCTGCTGCTTTAACACAAAAAAACACGCCCTTTCCACGCATTTTTACAATAACAGTATCGCCATCCTGCCCATATGTTTTTGTGGGGAAATACCCTATTATTTTAGGTTTTTCTGCTTTTCTATATTGAGCTGCCATTACTTAACGTTTTTAGTTCTATAAACAATAGTATAATCATTAATTTCAAAATCATCAGCAATATTTGTTCCTCCTCCTTCAAATTTAATAGCAAAAGAATATATATTATTAATTGAACTTGAAGGTTTTAATTCTGCTGTAATCCATCCTGTACTAGAAGCACCATCACTTAATCCATTTGTTGTTGAATAATTTGTACTATCATTTGAAAATTCTGTAAATGTTTCTGACCCATTTGTTGCATAGTATACTTTTATATTTGAATGTGCAGCAGAACCATCATTAGTTGATTTGAAAGTTACATATACTTTATATATTTTCTTTCTTACTCCTGGTGAACCAAAATCAAAATCTTTTGTTCTTAAAATAAAGTTATCACCAAGACCATCACTATTGCTTGATGTAGTTGAATCATCTGTCCATTTATATATAGCATTAATGCCATCAAAAGTATCGCTTGGAGCATCAACAGCATAATAAACAATATCTCCATCTTTATTATTAGTAAAGTTTGAAAGATATCCTTGGCTTACTATACTTGCAGTTTCAGGTGTTGCTGTTAATTTCTTAGATAAGAATGTCCATCCTTGAGATTGAAAATCATATTGAAATCCCTCACAGACAGATGTACCAACTAATTCACTTGTATCTCCTCCTGGGGTAGCAGGGCCAGTATTTCTTGCTATGATAAGTTTTTTTGTTGATTTTACATATCCTATTGCAGGAATATCAGTTCCTACTATTGTCCAAAAATTGTTTGTTGAACCAAGAGGATTTGATTGAAAACTTTCTGTTCCAACTTTATTATCAATAAGATTACTTACTTTCTTACCATCATATAAAAAACATCCACTTGCATTGACCCATGCAATACCATAAGGAGTTTCTGTTATCTGACATTGTTTATTAACCCCTACATTAGAGAATGTATCTTCTAAATATTCATAATCTCCTGATACATTAATTGCAAATACCTTCCTTTTCTTAAATTGCAATATTCTATCTTTATAATATGCAAGACCAGTTATTTCATCACCATCATGTATTGCTACATCAATATAATTACTTGCTGGAAATATATTATATTTACCCACAGGAGTTTTTAACATTCTATCACCATATGTTTTGCCATTTTGTTTAATATTTCCTACATATAATCTATTGTTAACATGTATCCCTACTTTATAATTACAAGTTAATGTTGGTAAAATTTCAGCATCTTTTTGTTTAACTAATGTCTCAGATTCATAGCTATCAACTTCGTTGAATGTAGTTAAATCACTAGAATGTATTGTCCAACGATAAGCGCTGCTTTCACTTCCTTCACTATAATGATAAGGGGTTCCTGAAGTGGATGATTTTGCTTCAAGGGTTTCTGTGCTAATAGATGCTTGAAGATACCATGTGTCCTCAGAAGTATCTTTCATATATATTTTAACCTCTTTAATAAGGGTATTATTTATTAAATCTTGTCCTACTAAAATATCCATAACAGGCAATTGTCCAGTTAATATTAAATCTACATCTCCTATAAAACCCTCAGATACCTCTAAAGGAGATTCTTCACCAAATAAATTTACAGTAGAAGTTGCTAGAGAAAATACTCTTAAAGCCCATCCGATTCCTTCTACAGTTTCCACTTGTCCAGTTTCATCGTTTACCTCTTGTTCGGCTGAGTCTATAAAATCTAAATTTACATGTATTGAGTTTAGGTCAGTATTACTAGCTTCGGCATCAACTTCAAATTCTAATGGATAAAATTTAGCATTAAAACTACTACCACTTGGATTATAAGCATCAAGTAAATATCCAAATTGTTGCTCTCTACCAGGCATAGCTGCACCTGAATAGCCTCCATTTGCCCTTGGATTTACACCACAAAAAGCTAAAAAATCATCTGTATTAGTAGTACTTGGATTAGTAATCTCTAGTTTTATAACTAAATTAGTAAGATTAGTTACTCCAGAACCTTCGGGAATATTCCACGTATACCATGCCCATTGCTTATGATACCATCCAAATTTAACTCCATTACTCCACTGCATGTCACCACCACCCCATTCTTCATCATAACTTAACGTAACCTCATCTACCGTATTGCCATCTCCATGTTGAGCAAAAGTTCGACTATTGTGAGGGCGAGTAATCCATGTACATTCAGGAATTGAAACTAAAGTGCCATTTGCATTATCCGTAAATAATGTTTTTATAGAATTAACATCGGATAAATTAGCATATGTTTTATAAAGCCTAGCTCTAACTCTAGGCATATATCTATTTTTTAAGGGATATTCTGCTGTAACATTACCATTAACACTATTCCTTAAAATATTAACTCCTGTCATAAATGCATATATTCTAACTTTAACTTGCTTTAACTCTAAAGGATTATTTATTGCGTCTTCATATCCACCAGCTATTAATTCTGAAGTCATAGTTGCTTTTCCTGAGCCTAAATCATTCCCTGATATAGGAAGATATACAGGATTATTTACAGTGTGCCATGTTCCTGCGCCATATTTGTCATTTGTACCATTACCTTCACTCTGACCGTATGAATATTGACTAGAACCTCCTGTTCCTGCATTTTTATTATGTTTAGAAGCTGAACCGCCAGGGAATCGAAGTTTTGAATCGTTCCCACTAAAACTACTGCTATCTATTTCACTATTAAGATTAGATAAATTTTCTGTTGAAAAAACAGTCCTTCCTGAATCACTTATTTCGTTCCAATGATAGCCTTGTCCTGTTCCAGGATATCCCATTGGCCAAACTGATTTTACTGGAATCATTTGAGCTGTAATATAAAGGCCATCAACATAATCAGTGGTAGCAGCTTGCCAATAATCAAAATATTTATAATGCCATGTTTTCCAACCAGAACCATAATAAGTACTAGGAGTAACAGTATCTGAAGCATAATATTGAAGTCCTTGAACTTGGTCATGGTATTTAGGGACCATTGCATGGTCTTCCCATAAATCTTTATGTATATCCGCAAGAGGAATTGTTTTTTCCCCATGACTAACTGTTTCTGAGCCTAAATTACTTGTTGTACATGCATCAATAAACTTAATAACATTATTTGTAGTTTTAAAACCCTTTTCATGAGTATGTCCAGATGTTCTATCAATATAAAAATGATAAAATAATTCACTGGTATTATTAAGATTAGCATCTGATATTTGTAACATTCCATTTACATAAATATAAAAAGGGTCAGCGTTTGTATATCCAAAACTTAAAAAATCAGTATCCCAATGTCCATATTCCTCATAGTAAGCATATATTTTAGAATTAGAAGAGGTATTGTCATTTAAAAGTAAAATATTTTTATCTAAACTTTCTCCTCCAGCTATATCGGCAATTAAATTTATTTTAGAAAATCCTACAGACTGGTTTTGAGAATATCTGGAATGGTGCGTTGTAGCTGTAGCGCTTCCAGTAGTATATCCAAATTTTCCTCCATATAACCTAATAACCCAATCTGATTTTTCCTTATATTCAGAGGGTACTGTAAAATTAAGTTTATATATTATTGGACCAGTTATATAACTATATCCAGAATTTCCTTTTCTATAATCTGGATTGTCCCAATCAAATCCATCATCATATCTTACTGGTAGATGTCCTGTATTTTGTTGATTAACCATAGTTACTAAATCAGGAAAAGCTTTTTTAACACTAACAGCACTAATACCAACTGTATTACCAGAGTAAATGTCAGCTGGAGCAAATTTAAATCTTACTCTAACAGAATCTGTTTCTGTTTCTAATGGTGGAACGAAAAATTTTACATATTCAAAAACAAATCTATTTCCTCCTACAGTCGTTGTCTCTTGATTTACATGGCTATAATAACATTGAGTTCTATTCATTCTTTGTGATTCAGGTTCAGCTTCGTTCCATCGGTTTAAATAACCATTACCCCCAGTATCTGTTACTTGCCAACTATTAGTCAAAGAAACTTCTCTTTCTTTGTCCTTTATATCATATTTAAGTTGACCCATAGTGTTGTCATGAACTGTTGTTGCAAATTTAAAATATAAATGATAATGACAATTTCCGTCTAATTCTATATCCTGATAAAGATAGTCTGTACCATCTAATTGTTGACCTGTAAGTAATAATAAAACATTGCCTCCATCTGGGCCTCCATCTGATTTTTCTATACCTGGATAAGATTCAAGAGTTTTAGATGTCGCTGTTCCACTTAACATATCATTTGTTTCCATTAAAGTATTTTTTAATAAAATCGGGATTATTTTACCTCCTTTAATTTTCCAACCATCTAATGTGTGTAGTTCAGCATTATCATCTAAATCTACTTCAATCCTCTCCATAGCTATATGTGTAGTATCCGTCACTTCTGTACATAAACCAACAGGTAAGCCTGTTGATGTTGTGAAAATATTATTTAAAGAATTTGCATCTGTTGCATTTTCAGTTTGGACTACAACTGTTCTACCGCTAGTACTAGCAGATACAGCCCCATTAACATGCATACTTGTATCTGTTATATCAGTAAAATCTCCATTATCAATCTTATTTGTGAATGGAGATAATTCATTACCTTCAACTGGCTCATCACTTTCTACCCATAGATTATCATCCATTAATACACCTGCTTTAGTTCCATCTCCAGCAGTTGGAGAATATATTAATGCACCTGGCAATATATCTGCATTTGCTCCATTTGCAACAAACATTTGCCATGGGTTTAATATAAGCATCTCAAATTCTAATGTATATGATGTTCCTGGATATAGACGTTGCGCAGGTATTTCTAAATAACCTAAATCTCCAGATGTGTTAGCAGTAGTAACTTCAACAGAAGATGATAAAAACCTAGAAGCACCAGGAGTAGGCAACTTATGAACCCTTGCAACATCTGTATTTAAGGCTTTATTTGAAACTAATCTTGAGCCATATGCATCATTTATTCCATTAATATTCCAATTAGAAGCACCATCTGATTTAATATTATGTATAACATATCCTGAAGAAGAATTTGGAATTGACGTAAATGTACCAGCTCCATCAGTAGAAGGGTCACCTGCGTCTGATTTTATGTAAAAATAATTTGTTTCAACCCAAAGAACTTCAAATGTTTTACTATATTCTGCATCTACTTCTGATATTGTTACATATTCGCCTACATTTAAACTATGACCAGTAGATGCACATTTTGCTATTTGATTACTGCCTGAATCATGTTCTCCTCCTCCCCAATATTGTTGAAATGGTTGAAAAATATCAATCGAAATTGTTGGATTATATAGAGTAGTAGGTGTAGGTAACATTCGGATTTGCCTATCAATATTTGCTCCAGATGTTTCATCTGTAATTTTAACTATTGTGAGCTCTGTTCCATCACTTGCACTTCCATCGCTAACTGCTGCAGCTGTAAAACTTGCAGCATAAGTATCGCTAATATCATCAATATCATTAATGACTGAAACAATTGATGCTGCAACTTGCGCAGCTGTTTTATTTTTTTTATTAATCTGTGCATATCCATGAGGACCATAAGTTTCAAAATTAGTAACTACTGAATTATTAACTGCTTCTGCATCAGATAATGAGCTAATCATTCTAGTAGAAACGGTAGAGTTTTTAAACCGTATAAGAATAAATTGTGAAACACCAGCAGAAGTTTGTGTTTCTAAAAAAAGGTGGTCTTGTTCAAGAGGTTCACTGCCATCTGTTCCAAAATTATAAACTCTCAATAAAGCAACAGCTTTTATATCTATACCTGTTCCATCAATTGAAGCAATACTTCCTGACGAATCAGAAAGACCAAATGCTCCTCCAAGTGTTGCTATTTTTGTAGTTCCATCATAATCAGTTATTTTCCTTGTCTGTCCTTTACCTGCCCCATCAATAACACTTATAAGCATATTATTATAATAATCGTCAGTCTCATGACTTGTTGCTGAAATCTTTGTAGGTGAAGTTGCTAATTTCATTGCAAGATTTGTTTGTTTAACACTTATATCATCAATATTAAAAGTGCAAGTACCTGAAGATACAGCACTAATTTCAAACCTAGTAATAGTTGAATAAGCTTTAAAATAAATAGTATGAGTACCATTTGTCTTTGGAAGAGTTATATCTTCATCGGCAAAATAACCACTACCACCTTTAAGTTTTAAAGAAGTTAAAGTTCCTCCTGGTGTTCCGCTTATAGTAAAAACAAGTACATGCATTGAAGTTACTGTTGGGGTATGACTAAAGCTTGTTTGATAAATTGTACCAGCTCCAGATGAATGTGTATAAGAAGCATCTGTTGAATCTATTGCAAAATCACCAGTTCTTGTCCAGTTAGACGAAAAATCTCCAGTATTATTTAATACCTCAGTAGCATCTGCTTCATTATAACAATTAGTAGTTCCTTCTTCATGTGAAATACTAAAATTTCCTGAGTCTACTAAAGTGTTTGGCATAAAATCATACCCAAACGAAAACAAACCACCCCCAGGAATAAAATTTGTATTTGTGTGAGGATGGTTTATTATATGCTTTGTTCCAGCCCCTGTATATCTAATAACTCCATATTTATCTAATGAAGCATTCCAATTCTGAGCAAATTGATTTTCTTGAATATCTCTTGCATCAGAATAGCAATTAAGTCCACCAGTAAAATCAGTTATATTGAGCTGCTGTTTGGGCATTAGTTACCTTTCATTTTATCTACTACAGGCTTTATAATCATATCCCAAACTACATCATCTTTTTTAGAAGGTGATAATTTTACCGCTTTCTCAACAACATATAAAGCAAGTAAACACCATTCCCAGTTTGCTAATAACATTTGCATGTTTTTCTCCTTTTTTTAGAATTTTAGTTTCTTAAACTTCTTTAAACTGCTTTTTACTATAGCTAAGTCTTTTTCTATATCTTCTATAGATTTACCATATTTATTAGCAGATTTCTTTAAAGACTTTACCTGCTTATCTAGTTCGTTAGGCTGTTCTACATATTCTTGTATCTTGTCTAACTTAAACTGCTTCATAAGTTGTTTCATTACAACTTCCATAACCTTCTTAACGATTAATCCTTGTATCATAATATCCTCTTATTATGCAACATCATCTAATATTGCTGCGACTATACATTGAACATTTCCTCCACCAACTGTTTGGTCTGGGTCTGCAGATATTGCATGTAAATCTCCAACTGTTGTATTTGGCATTTTTGCAAACCATGAATGTCCAGAACTTATTTCAATAGCATTAGTTGAACCATGTGCTACAGTTGACCCATCTTGAACCAACATCACACTTTCATCGGTACTTGTGCTACCGTCTGTTGTTCCTGTATTCTTTATAAATAAAAACTTTACTTTATCTGAAGTTGTTATATCAGCATTAGCAGTTCCTGTTGCAACACCTGCACTTGCAGCTAAAAATTTACCTGTTATTAAATCAACACTCCCTGTATTATGAGGAACATTAATAATTCCATAAAACCATCTATCATTTGCATCTGCAGGAGCATATGAGAATGTTAAATCTTTTAATGTTGCTTGTATCTCATCAGGTAATAATACCGCTTTAATTGTCATTGTTGCATCATCAGCCATTAAAATTTCCTTCCTATATTAAATTTAATACCTTTATTTTTCCCAAGATTAAGACCTAAGTTTGCTTGCCAATTATTTTCGTTTCCAAATCTTCCTCCTATGTCAATACGAGGATTTATATCTTGATGGCGATTAAAATACATTTTCTCTGTCAACTTATTAACAAGTTCATCAGCTAAATTATGACGAACTCTAACATTCTTATTTTCACCAAATCTATAATTCCCCTTTAAAATTGGTATTTCTTTTAAAGTCTTTCTTAAAGATGATAAATCTTCAATAGAGCCAACAGTAGAAGCTGCTTTTTCTTTCCCAGTTAATTGTAATAAGATTTGCAGTTTTTCAAGTTCGTTCATTAAAATCTCCAGTTAAATCCTGTTGATATATTATACTCTTCTCTTCCATAATAACTTTGGTAAATACCCTCAATAAAAACCCCAATATGCTCACTTAGGTTAGTGCCTATTTGCAATCCAACGTCATATTGAACGTCATCTCCTTCATAAGCTTTATCTGTCAAACCAACAGAGTAAGGAAATGCGTTAACCCATATATGGGAGTAATACTTATCACCCCCAAGTAAAACATCAAGACCAACTACTATGGAAGCTTCTGCTTGCCATTCTTTTTCTTTATTATCTTCATTGTATTGATGTACTACATGAGGATAATGATAATCATAAAATTCTTCATCGCTTCCTGCTATATAATTACCTTCAGGGTCTTCCCAGTAATAATTAGTACCTTCGTAATAATATATCCAATAACCTTCATATGTATATTCATCAACTTCAATCCATACATAATATCCATCTATTTCGCCATTCTCATTTAAATCATGGTCAGGAATTTTAAAATCAGTATAACCATAATCATATGCTAATTCAAACCAATAACCTTCATAATCCAATATTGCGGGATGTCCATAAACTGGATGTCCTTTTACAGATGCTCCAGTTGTAAATATTACTTTTCCTAAATTAAGTCTATATCTTGCGTCATAATCAGCAAATTCTAAATCTCTACTTTCTTTCTTTAAATATTTGAATTTTGTAACAAAATGATTATTTGACCATTTAATCCAATGTTCTTGGTCTAGGTACTCATAACCCTGGTTTCGTACAGAACTCGCTGAAAAAAGGTACTCTACGCCATTTACAGCACCAATTATAGCTTTATCACTTAAAGATTTCTCGTTTCCTTTGTAAAATTTATTTCTTGATTGATAGTCATATAATGCAATCTTTCTTATTCCAAAATTATATTTATAGTCATCTTCCGCATTAACATTACCGTTTACATAGGGTGTGCTAATATTAGCAGACGCATAAGTAGTTGCATTAGTAAAAAAACCACCAAAGAGTAAACTGCAAGACGCAGCCACATAAACAAGATAGTTTTTAAATCGTCCATTCATTAGAACCTTCCTCCCCCTTTTTTCTCTACTTTAGAGAGTCTCTCTTCAAATCCATCTAGTTGTGTTTTTAATCCATCTAATTTTGTCTCAATACCTGATAAATCAACATCTGGAATATCAATCTTTTTATTCTTCAATTTGTTTAATTCACCTTTAATATAATCTAAATCTGTTGCTAGAGGAGTTAATTGAGATGATAATGTTTTAATCTCAGTAAATGTTTCTTTAAACTCATTTAATTGATAGGTAATAAGTTTTAAATCTCCATTAGACTCAATATTATCTACCTTATCTTTTAGATGTGTAAATTCTAATCTACTTGGGCTATTTGCTGATTTAAGCTCATCTATAGAACCCATAATACTGAAATATGTTGCACATGCAGAAACCAATATAGCCCCCATTGTTGCTATAAATTTTAAATCAAATGTAAACTTACTACCTTCGCCTATCTCAGTTGCCATCGTTTTTACTTCTCCTCCTTGATTTTTTTGAACAGCTTTTATTGCTTGATTAAGTTCTGTTCTATTTATAAACCCTAAATCTAAACAACATTTACCAAATTTATTGCCAGATACCTCATGCTCAAGTTCAGCTTTCTCACGCTGCTTTTGAGTGATTTTATTAGACTTTAATAAATAATCACCAATATTCATTTTATGTAGATGCTGCTATTACTTCTAATCGTACTTCATTAGAACTTGGGTCAATTAATATACTTTCCAAGTCATGTAAAGTCGTTTGAACACTTCCATCCGCATCATAAGCAGCTATAGAATCGTGAGATGTTCCCATAACAAAGCTTTCTCCTGCTGCAAGTAATATTGTTGCTGTTTCATTTACTGCACTAGCTCCACTTCCACTTTCAGTTACATCTATTTGCAGATTAAGGTTTACTGAATTACTTCCGTCAAGATTAGTTACTCTTATATATTTAACATTTTGAACATCCATAGAGGAATCTGTAACATCTACAGTTACTCCAGTTCTTAATATAGTAGTATCTACATCTGCTGGACATGTTATTATTCTTTTATATATATTATTGATTCCTGATATTGAAAATACATTAGTATTGCCAAAATCCTGACCATTCAATGTAATACTTTCTGTATGTGTGACTATTAAGTTTGCCATCTTTCTCCTTATTTACCTTCTATCAACTTGCCCCATAATGAGGTTTGTCCTTTAATTATTTCTACAACTTCTACTTTATAATTACCGCCTTTAAACCAGTCGATAATTGCAAAAGCATGATTCCAGTTAGTTAATCTTCCACTCAACCAATCTTCGTCTGCTTCTATATCTTTTAAACATCCTAAGCTCCAAGCACTTATAGTTCCACCTGCAGTTGTTTTGGTGAATCTTTGCAAGTCATGTGTATGTCCATACATAATACTTTCACCATACATATCTAAGTGTTTAAAAGCATGATATTTAGGAACATATTTACCATGCGTAAAGTTAAGCTTACCTTTCTTTAATAATTTCTTTCTATTATAAGGATGGTATTTATAACCTCTCTCTTTTAACCTTAACGCATTATAGGTTGTATATTCCTTTAAATATGGGTATCTGACTACAAATTTATCAAGCCATACTTCATGATTGCCTTGAACAAAGTGCCTTTCTTTGCAATTAACCTTATCTAACGATTTATCTATAATATCCATTCCTGCGTTCACATCAGAAACATCTTTATCTAATAATGGAATCAAATCTTCCATTGGCTTTGCACTTCTTCCTTTCCAATAGTGAGAACTAAAATGTTCCCATTCCCCAGTATCACCTAAATCAATATAAGTATCAGGTTTTACAAGTTCTATTGCTTGACATACTACGCTTATTGCTTTTTCATCGTGTATAGGAAAGTGCTTATCTGGTGTTACTATTGCTCTTTCTATTACACCTTTGCTTTTTTTAGCCATTAATACCCCTATTTCAAAAAACTATTTTTTCTTATCTTTTTTTTCTTCTTTATTTTCGTCAATCATTGATTGTAATAACTCAATTGCTCCTTGACATTTAACAAAAACCTCTTTAGCTTGCTCCTGCTGCTTTTTAAGATTCTCTAATTTTTCTTTCATATTCATCCTTATTCCCCTATTTTATTAATCTATTGCAAATTCAGCTGTACCAGTTATTTCACCTCCCATTACCTGCCAATTAGTTCCATCAAATATAAGCATAACTCCTCTTGATGCTGTATTAGATGTTAATGTGCTTCCAGCTGCAAAATTAGCAGGAGTTACCACTAAATCAACAGAATTACTTCTTGTTTTATGTATTATAATTTTAATCTGTCCAGGGTTAGCATTTCCATCTGCTAAACTTACATGAGATGAATTAGTTGCAGTTGTTACAAACGAAACAACTTTTGATAGACTTAATGCTGTAGGACTTCCAGACCCATTACCAGCTGCGACAGTTTCAGCTCCCCATAACATAGCTTGAGTTGTAATTCCACCAGACACAGTCGCATTTCCTGTCACTGATAAATTATCATTAATGGTTGTTTCAGATGTAGTATGTCCAATTGACACTGTACCTCCTGAAGTTGCTGTATTAATTGCAACACCATTAGAAGTATTAGTATTATCTATTGTACAAGTTGTGGTAGCATTAATATCAACAATAACAGAAGTTAAATCAATTTCAGCACCACCTGCTATACTAAGAACACCTGAAGCATCAGCAGAAATATTTTCACCTCCAGCAGCATCATAAAAAGAAAGCTTAGTGCCATTCCCAACAAGTATAAGTTCATCAGCACTTTCATCCCATAATAATTTCTTTCCACTTGTTGCACCAAAAAACGTAACATCATAACCAGTATCATCAACTCCTACGGTCAATGTATTGTTTAATTGAGAAGTATTAGTTACAGTTAAGGTAGAGTCAAGAGTTAAAGCATTTGTAATATTACCACCAGATATAGTTAAATCACCTGCAATTGTCATATTACCACTTTCAGTTAAAGAAAGTTTAGTTGCACCACCAACTGTCGCTGTTCCAGCATCAAATTTCAATGTATCACTATCATCATCATCAAAACATATAGACCATTCTGGATTTCCTATGCCTATATGATTATATAATACAAGACCTGCATCACCAGTTGCTCCTCTTACATATAGTTTAGAACTACCTGTAGAAGTAGCAAATGAATAAATTCCAGCTCCTGTGAATAATAATTGTCCATCTGTAGTATTTGCAACAGCCTCTCCATTCCCAAATGTTAAATTGTTTCCACTAACTGTTAAATCTCCTGCGATTGTAACATTATCACTTGTATCTAAAATAATAGTTGAACCACCATCAGAAGCTTTTATTATATTAGAACTTAACTGAATAGTATCAGCAGTTAATGTTCCCGTTGTTAAAGCATCAGTCGAAGTAGCAGTTGCTCCTGCTTTTGTATTCCCTTGTGTTGACCATGTTGTTGATGTTGATGACATTTATTCTCCTATAATCTAGGCACTGATAAATGCCTAACTCCTGTTTTTCT